CTACTAAATACTTACTTAATTATGTGTCTAATTATAATATTAAATTATGCACATTTTTTACTATTTTTATAGAGCCACTCTTTTTACTTTCCATTGTTTATGGTGCGGCAAAACATTTCTAGCAACTTTTAAAATACAAGAAGAATCTAAGGAATGCTTTACACAAAAACTTTTTAAATCTTTTTCTAGGTGATAGATTTTATTTTCAGGGGAAGTCATAATATATTTAAAATTACATTTTCTTTGCTTTTGAATTTTAAACTTTTTATGCATTTCATAATACTGATTTAATTCTATAGAAGATAATTGAGCTATGCTTCTATGTATCACAAAGTGTTTATAGTTATTTTTAGGTGTGGGTTTATTTAAGGCAGTTCTTATACTTTCTGCATTTAAATTAAATTCTTTGGCAAACTCAAAAAGAGTTATAAAATCTCTGTTAGGTACATTCCCTATAAGATACATTACATCTGTTTTTGTATCCCATATATAAAATATATAAACTGTATTTTTTAATCTGTGAATATTTTCATTTTGAATATCACTAATATGTTTGGCTGAATAACCCTTATATGTTTTTTGTAAGCTATTAGGGCTAGCTGTACTAGATAAATGTCCTTGGTGAAGATTGTTATCTATACAAAATTGTTTAAGATTTGTTGTACAAAATTCTATTCCTTCTGGATTAGTAATTAAGTATCTTTTTTCTCTTCTTACTTTTTTTGTTGTATGTAAATAAGGTGTGCTTCCATCTTCTAATATTACAGAACCTTTCCATTTTTTAATCATGTGCATCTTTCCAGTACATAACCCTTGTAAAGAGCCTGGTAATAAATTAAACTCTTTACCAAACCAAGCTAAATTTATAGCACAGTGGTGTATTCCTTCTGGAGAAATTAACTCACATCTCAATCCTTTTTTATAACCTAATCTATAAATACCATATTCACTCATTTCTCCATAAGCAGCTACAGCAGATAAATTATACGCAGGGTTTAAAGTATCTAACCAATATTGCTCTCTTTTCCTTAACTCATTTATATCTGTTATTTCATTTAATACTTCGTGTTGTATAAATACAAAATTGTCTTTTCCATATTTATTCCACGCATTTTGTAAATAATGATTGGCATGTATATTGTTAAATAATTCTCTTCTATGTTGAGACCATCTAGTATTAAACTCCTGTACAGTACTTCCTATATAAAAATCATTGGTTACTGTATTCAATATTTTGTAAATACCTTTACTTGTATTTCTGTATTTTGTAGACATTATAGAAAATATATTATAATTATTAAGGTCTTCTTTATTATAATATATTTTATGGATTTATGTGTATAATGTTAGTTGTTCACATCTAACGATGCCATAATATTAGTTTTAAACCCGCTACTAGAACCCGTTGTCGAAATTGAGTGCTGCACCTGACGTACTTTGTACACTGGGAGGTTAAGTTTTTCTTTTGTAGTTTTTATAGTACCTATATCAGATATCTTTCTTATTACTTCATTATCTTCTGGAGCGGATTTCATAACAGATACATTACCTTGAAATTTAGAAGCGGCTGCTGGAAAATTAGCATACTTACCTTGAAATTTATCATACTCAATATGCTTAGATAACATATCCTGATGTCTACCGGATTGACTAATCATTCCTTCATCGTGCAAAAAAGTATTATATATTCTGACGGCTTCGCTAGCGTAAAAGGTTGGGTCTCCTAATACAGTAAACTCTACTGCGGATACATCTCTAGATATTTGAGAAGAAATAGACATAGCAACAATAAGTGCTCCTCCATAAGCATTATTAGAGCCATAACTACCTAGCCCTCCATCATAAATTAATTTAGTTTTACAAGGGGGAGTTACATTTCTATTTTGAAGAATGAATGGTAATCTATCTATAGTAAGGGTAACGCTTTCTAATATAGACAATCCACTTCCACTTGTATTACTATTATCTACTATAGTAAATCTATTAAAAGTTCCTACTGTATTAGTAAAAGATCTTAAGTTTAAAATTAATTGGGCTGCGCAAGGAGGCGCACAATCTCTAGGATAATCTCTAAAGAAGTAAGTTCTATAATGTCTTGTTTCATCTTTGAATCCTGAGACATCTAATACTCTAGGTACTAAACAGAAATCTCCATTAATATGAGAGGCGTAGAAATCTAAGGGCCTTTCTTCTTTAATAGCAATCCATTTAATAATTTGACTAGGTGTTTTATCTAATACTTGCCATTGAGCAGTTCCTCCTTCTTTAGCTAGAGGAGGTCTTGATAACCACATATGAAATCTGGGTCTAGATTTATGATCCATAATTTTAAATGCCGCTCTTCTACAAAAAATAGTAGGATCACTAGTGTATTCTTGTTCTGCAGTAGAAGTTCTTTGATTATTAGAAATTTCATATGCAGAATAAAGTTCACATAAAGATGCCGCTCTTTCTATTTCAGAGGCTTCGGCTTCTGTATTACTTAATCTACTTACTTTTAATTTGGGAGTTAGAATACGCTTCCAACATATATTAGCTTTAACATCACTTTCCGCGATATTTAATTGAAAACCATTTACTGCTTTTGCTACATCACTAACAATTCCATGTAAGGATCCATTAGGCATTACTTCAGAACCTTTATCTCCAAAAACACCGGATAAAGAAGGTACTGAAATTAAAGTAGTATCAGACATAATACGACCTCTATCTCTAGCAGATAAAATTACTTGCATTCCGCTTCCACTAGAACTGCCATCAAAATCTATTTTATCTATAAAGCCCCAAAAAATAGGAATTAATTTTCCTTGAGTTAGTTTAGGTTGAATCATTCCTGTCATCTCTGTTCCATCTTCATTAAGCATAGGAAAAGGAACTTCGTCTAACATTTCTGTAGTAATAGAAGTAAGAGGGCTGTCTATATATCCGGCATAAATTCTAATTTCATCTTCACAAGTAAGAAAGGGATAGTCTCCTCCTCTGAAAGGACTTACATCTGGCATAGGAGGTAAAGGAGTATTGTGAGAGGGTAGATTACAAGTTAAAACGACCCTTGCTGTACTAGTACTCCAATCTCTTAAGTTAGTTACTGTTAATGATTTAATGGCCCAAGAAAGAGTTGAACATTTTGAAACGCCATCATAAATTTTCTTTCTTTTTTCTAATTCAGTTTCAAAGCCTTGAGCTATATCTACATTTTTTTGTATTAAATTAAACCCTTGTACGTCGTATCTAGTTTGAAATAGTATTTCTTGTCTATTAGATTCTGGAGTCGCTAATGTAATAACTGCAGCAGGATAGGGCTCTTCTATTGTAAAAGTTCTCATGTAATAAAAAATGACTGGTATATACCAGTCATTATATCAATGTTTAATACTGTAAAAAGTAAGTATAAACTTATCTTCCGGATCCAAAACTAGAAGTGGTTCTTGGATTTACTCCTTGAGCATTTCCTTGTTCAGTTCCTACTTGATTCTTAAATGTTTGTATACTATCTAGATGATAAGTAATACCTTCTGATACTCCTTCCCATCTAACAGCAGCTACTCGTCTACCAGGCATTACACCTAGAGAAACGGAGTCAACTTTACATCTCATCATTTCATAACGTCCATGACTTTGAGGACTATTGTAAGCTCCGTTATCACTTAGTTTGCTATTCTTAACATTATACTGATTTGGATTAAATAAACTATTAACTCTAGAATCTCCTCCAAAAGCTCTTACTGATGTATTTGTTCTAATAGAAGCTTTTGTTGGACTAACTGCTTGAGCATCTGTAGAAACTTTATCGGCTGCATTTGCATCAAACCCAATATGAAATCTAGGTCCTCGTGCAATTACTTGGTCTCTACGTATATTTTCAATACCAAATGTTTTTACAATAAACGCCATGTCTACTAAACCTTGTTCTAGTACCCATGCAATTTGAATTTCTCCGTTTAAATAAATAGGAATACGTTGACCTAATTCAAGGTAAGTCTCTGTTGCATCTCTAATTGAAACCGTTAAGGACTGAAAACGTCCAAAGAACGCTACCTGCCCTGTATGCGTCATTATGTTATCGTTAAGCTCTTTATCTTAACTTCTATATGTCACCATATAGTTCAGACTATATCATCTCTTATTATTAAGAGCCCTCCGCTCGTGTTCATTTCATCGGGTCTCGATTACTTTGATTAGTCGTTGAACTTTACTAATATTCCTATTAGTCTTAGCTGCTGATTGTCTACCTGAGATATTCCAGCAATTCAAAGGGTTTTAACGCAAGACACAGCATTTTAAATTAACTTTTCATCTTGCGCCCAACACTCAAAGTCGCTTATAGCAAGTGTTGAGAAGGGTCCGACATAATTAAATACTTAATTTAACTAACCCTTGTAACGGGTCAATTCCGGCGTTGTTGACCGGCGCCCCATACATCATTATGTTATCTTATAAGTTTTTTATCTTATAATTCTTACAATTACAATTCTTGTAAGTTCGGCATATGTTTTCACCTACATCTTAATTTGTTTAGGTGCCCCGGCCTCTTGGAAATATTATCGAAGTTACTCTCAATTTCTATGCTCTGCGCCTGACTAATATTACTTAGCCTTCGGACTCAAGTTGGCATTTCAGCTTCCTTGTTTAATTCCGGAGTTATAATAATAAGTATTTCTACTTAAAACGACATGTTACTATCTAATGCCATTGTTTTTTGTTTGTATTTTATTTATTTTGACTCTTTTACTATATAAAATTATTTGTTATACTAAATGAGCAATATAGTTGTACTCTTTTACGTGTGTGTTTAAAATGGAACTTTTTACTTTGACTCGCTATTATTGCCCTAAATGTGGGCATGATCAACTTCAAAAAAAAGGAAAAACAAAAGATGGTAGACAGCGATATAGGTGCTTAGGGTGTTTAAAAAATTCTATTCACGGAGGATTAAAAAAAGGACAGAAAGTTTTTAAAAAAGAAAAGCTTTTGCCTATTCTTTTAAAAGATCAAAAAGCTTTTACTAATGGTGAGTTGTATTCTTTAGGTTTATTAATTTCAGACGGGTGTATTGATAATCAAAATAGACTTACAATTTCTTTACAATATGAGGATGGGTATATATTAGAATATATAAAGGAGTCTTTATTAATTTCTAATGAAGTTAAAACTTATGAAACTAAAAAGTCAGAAAATTCTAGTTCATGGAGTATAGAAGGAAAATTATATAAAAGATTGACGTGGGGATATAAATTTGCACCTCCTTATTGGGAAAAATTAGGAATGATGCAAAACAAAACTAGTAATGAAATTTGGCTACCTTATATGAATTCGTGGAGTTTTATAAGAGGATTTTTAGATGGAGATGGCTGTATTTCTAACAATAAGATTATATTTACTTGCGCTAATATAGATTTTTTACAAAATTTACAAAAATTTATAGGAAATCATATTAATAATTTTGGATCTTTGTATAAAGATGGGACCGCTTTTGATTTAGCATTTACTGGAAGTTTTGCTTTAGAATTGGGAAATTATCTTTATCAAGATAGTGAAGGTTTACGTTTAGAGAGAAAGTATAAAAAATACTTAGAGATTCTAAATAAGTAATTTTAATATATGAATAATAATATTTTTAATAATTTAAATTGGGTAGAGGGCGAGTATTTTGTAAATACTTTAATTTTTCGTTGGGGTTCAGATGCTTGGGGAGACGGCACTTCTATTTCTGTTTTTAAAAATAAATATATAATTATACCTTATGTTAAAAGAATTTTATTTGTAGAAGATATATCTGTGTTATATTTTCCATTTATACATAATAGTGCAGATGTTATTTTATATGATGATGATGCATATTAAATAAAAAAGAGAGTTATAATTAACTCTCTTTTTTATTTAAAGTTTTAAATCAGTTTATGTATCATCTCCAATTTGAAGACCACCTTCAGTATTACGAGTAATAGTTACATTAATGTAATCTGCAGCGTATAAAGGTAAGAAACCAATAGAAACATTAAGATTACCGTTAATATAATTTTCTGAGGGATTATTACTGTCATTACATAAGGCAGGAAGAGCATTAGCTATTCTTCCGTTTCTTAACATAGTTTGGAAATAAGCGTTAACAGAAGTTTCTACTTGGCGTCTTAATAATTTAGTATGAGGTTCTGATTGGTAAGGTTGTAAAGATTGATAAAGATCTTGACGAATTACATCATAAGTTCTTCTAATTACTATTTTATCCCAAGCACTATTACTAGAAGTAGTTCTTCCTGATAAGAAGAAAAAGCCACCTAAATTAATATCGGGTCTTAATACTTCTAATCTAGCATCAGTATAAAGTTGAAGGCTTTGATTAGAATTGTAATTTCTATTATCTACGTTAGTAATATTAAATACAGGTCCTGCTGAAGTTTTGGCTGCTGGACTAACATGATAAGCAATACCTGCTAACATACCTGCATATAAACAATCAGGGGATAAATTAAATTCAGAGTTAGTTACTTGACCACCGTAAGTACTCCAACCTGATACCATAACTGCTCTAGAAGTATTAAAAGATTGGGCTTCTAATTTAGCTGCACCTGGTTTTAGGTTAGGGCGAGCGTTAAGAATAGCAATTTTTAATCCATCAATTTCAGTTCCAGCCTGAGCAACAGAAACTAATTGAGCTTGTGCTAAGGGAGAATTAGTATAAAGGCCAGGAGCTATTAAGATATGAACTTGTTGACCATTAAACTCTTCAATAGCGTTTACATAATCAGCTTCAGTTAAAATAGGGCCGTCATAACCAGACTCTAAAGAAACATTACCTAATCTGCTAGGACCAAAATGACTAATATGTGCTATATCTTCTTCATCTGTAATTAGTAAATTACTTACTGCGGGGGCTAATCTAGCAGGAACTTCTGTTAATAGATTAACATTGAATCCATTAGGATCTAATACTTTAGGAATAAAGAATGCTCTAATTAAATTAGAAGATTTAAAAGCTTCTACTTCTCCTAAAGAATCTACTGCATCTTGAACGCTTAGATCGATGTTGTAAAACTCGTCGGTGATAGGAGGATTGAATTTTTGTCCTTCTAAATCTTTTACAATACATCTCCAACCACCACCTGGTTGAGGGTCAATATCTAATCTTAAACTATTACCCCATTGTCCTTCTGAAACTGCTTGAATTT